ACTCGAGGGTTATCCCGTAACGGTTAATCCAGACCTCGACGGCGCGCTTACCGCCGGGAATACAATAATGAGTTTCGGCGACTTTTCCCGGTTCCTTATACGCGACGTTGCGGGGGCCGAAATGCTCGAGTTCCAAGAGGTAAGGGGGCGACAGTATCAAACCTCTTACGTTATGTTTTCCCGTCACGACTCTAAGGCTCTCGACGTTTACGCGATCGGTAACTTAGACGTAAGCTAAAACCAACCCGGGGCCCGGACGCCGGGCCCCTTTTAATCTTTTAAAATTGCATAGGCTCCTGAGAGATTACCGCGTTAAGTTTGAAAAGCAAAGCGAGACCGGAGGGCTAATTGTATCCGACGATGAGCTTATCTCTCAACTTAATTTAACTAAGGACGAGTTTAACGCGGATGCAACTTTTATCCGGTCGTTAGCTCAAACGGCTCAAGAGGAGGCCGAGCAATACACCGGGAGACAATTTTTAAAGGGGACTTTTAGGAATTACTTTAACTTTTTTACAGTCCCCCTGAGACTTTATCCTCCCCCGTTTATCTCGCTCGGGTCGGTTAAATTTCTGAGCGATAGTCAAACGGTCGAGGACGTCGACCTTAATCGCTTTGTAATAGATAGCTCAATCGAGCCGACTGAGCTAAGGCTCGCCGAAAACGAGACTTTCCCCTCGGGAGTTGCGGAGGAGGCTAACTCAATACGAGTAACGATCGAGTCCGGTTACGGCCTCACGCCCGATAAGGTCCCGGCGCCTATTAAGCAAGCGGTCCTCTTGAGAGCCGCTCAGCTATTTGAGCAAAGAGAGCCGAGCGTCGACGAGCGCGTTAATACGTTCCGTAAGCTCTTACACTATTACAGGGTAAGGAGATTTTAAGAAAATGCTCGATAGGTTTCTCGAAATTGAAAAGAAAAGCGTTACAAAGAACGACCTCGGCGAGCAAGTTGTCACCTTTAACAAGGTAGCCGAGATAAAGGGGGAGCTCCTCGTTAACGACGAGGCCTCGACCCCCGAGGAGTACCAAAGTAAGCGCGAGGTTAATAACCGGGAGACCGTTTTCCGGATCCGGTTTAAGAGTTGGCTCAATCCGACGGACTATCGGGTCCGGTACGAGGGGCGCGTTTTTGACCTTATCGACGTCCGGGAGGAGGTCGAAAAATACCGCCGACAATATCAAAAAATAAAGGTCGAGCGTAATGAGTAAGACTCTTGTAAGAGGGATCGACGAGGCGCGGCGAAAGTTAAGAGACCTCCGCGACAACGCCGTTACGGAGCGAGTGATCGTAAGCGCGGCAAAAAAAGAGGCCGAGCCCGTCCTCGCCGCGATGCAAAGTAACCTTGCTACAACGGTCGACCGCGCGGAGGAGCTTACCTCTAAGCTCGGCGTTAAGAAAATACCGAGGGGCCTCGGGGGCGCGGATGCTCCGGGAGCCCTCGTCGGTTTGAAGAAAAAGAGCGATTTTACGATAGATACCTCAAAAAAGGATGAGGATAACAAGGCGCTCAATATTTATTGGATTGAGTACGGGACCGAAAAACGGCGACAAACGTCGACGGGGCGCTCGACTGGAAAGTTTCCCGCGTTCTCGCCCCTCCGGGACGCGATCCGATCATATCGGGACGGAGCGGAGAGCAACTTTAAGGGGAATATCGTCGACGCGGTTAACCGACGGATAAAAAGAAATAGGATATGAGCGTCCTTACCTTAATTTATTCCGCACTCTCCGCCGACTCCTTTTTGACCGGGGAGACCGGGGGCGATATTTTCCCGGTTATTAGCCCTCCGGAGGCGAGGGCCCCTTATATTGTATACACGAGGACGGGGGCCTCCCTCTTTAATACCAAAGAAAAACCGACCTCCGCGGAACAAATTGGTTTACAAGTCGACGTTTACGCGGATACTGTTAAAAAGGTCGAGGAGTTAGGGGCGAGAGTCGACAAGGTCCTCGAGGGGCTCGAGGAGAGCTCGACGGAGGTATCTATTACAGGGGCGGCGCGCTCCAATACCGCCGACGAGTTCCGTGAGGGACAAGAGACGCCTCACGTCCTCAAAGAGTTCGAGCTTTTTATCGTTAATAACCCTTAACTTTATTATATGATAAGACTTAAAAAAGAGATCCGATACGGCGAGAGCGTTTATAAGGCCGGGGAGGTAATTGAGCCGACCCCGGAGCTCTACAAAAAAGCAAAGGAGGAGGACGCGATCGACGAGGAGGTTAACTCGTATGAGGAGGCCGGGCTCGATAGGATTAAGAGCGAACGCTCCCCCGATTACAGGACCCGCAAAAAGTAACCTTTTATGGCAGTCAATAACGCGAATTTAATCTCTATCTTTTTACAGGGACCGAACGCGACCTCCTACGAGAAAGTAGCCGTCGCGACCTCTCACGACTTTGACCTTACAAAGGAGACGATCGAGGTCACGAGTAAGGACTCCGGCGGGGTCGCCGAGTACCAATCCGGTAAGCAGGACGGGACCCTTAGCGTCGAGGGATACGTCGACCCCAATAAGGGGAATTATTCGCGACTTTTCAATCTTATCAAAGGGTCAAAGGTCGTTAAGTTCCGGGTCTCCGACGGCGTCTCGACGAACTTTCGTTATGTAGGAGACGCGATCGTTACAAATCTTAACCGGGCCGGGGAAAATGATAGCCCCGAGAGTTTCTCGGCGGAGCTTCAAATTACCGGGGACGTTACCGAGGAGACAATCCCATAAAATAATTAAGGTATGGCAGTCAATAACGCGAATTTAGTCTCGATTTTTCTCGACGGTACTAAGGTCGCGGTCGCGACCTCTCACGATTTCGACCTCACAAAGGAAACTATCGAGGTAACGAGTAAGGACTCTAACGGAATTGCTCAATATCAGGGAGGTAAGCAGGACGGGACGGTCTCGGTCGAGGGATACGTCGATCCGTCCGCGGGTAATTACTCCCGTATTTTTAGCCTCCTCAAGTCCGGCTCGGTATCTTTCAAGGTCGAGGATACAACAACGGCGGGGGGCTCTTATACGGGCTCGGCTATCGTTACAAACGTTAATCGCGCCGGGGAAAATGATAGTCCCGAGAGTTTCTCGGCTGAGCTTCAAATCACGGGAGACGTTACCGAAAGTTAAACCAACTCTCTCCCGGTACTCCTCCCGGTCGGGGCTCCGGCTCAAGGTCGGGGGGAGTTTCCGGGAATAATATTAAAAACCGGGAGACATGCAAATTACAGTAAGAGAGCAAAGTTTCAGGACCGAGCTTAACATTAACGTCGCGTTCGATATTATACGCGCGTATGGTTACAGCAAATTGAGCGATCTACAAACGATTTTCTCACTAAGCGACGACCCGACAGTCGAGGAGGTCGAGGCTATAAGCTCCCTCGCCGTTTTCGGTATAAAAGAGGCGATGAGGGTCGACGGTTATAAGGAGGATGAGATCGAGCGCGAGGCCCCCTCTTTGCGCGACCTTAACCCCTTACTCCTCGGCGATCCGTCTCTTATTGAGGGCCTCGTTAATGAGTTGATGGAACATTTACCCGGAGACGAGGAGAGCCCCGAGAGTGAGAGCTCCGGGGAGAGTAAGGCCTCAAACGACAAAAAAAAGGGGCCGAGCTAAGCCTTAACGAGCTTGAGGGGCTCGCCCTCGTTATCGGTTTGAGGGATTACGGGCGGCTTAAGGTTTATCAGTTCGTCGCCGCGGTCGATCAATTTAGATCGCTCGAGGATAACCGGGCCCGGGAGCAATGGGAGCAAACGAGGGTCCTCGCCTCCGCCGTTGCGAATTTCAGTATGGCTGACAAAAACTCGAAAAAGAAATTTTTAAGGGAGCTCGATAAGATGCTCGACGGCGACGGAGATCAAAAAAGCGCTCAGGAAAAGCGCGACGAGCTCCTTAAACTCTCGGATAAGTTACACGGGGATAAACTTGAGTAAATGCCAGGCCTTAGCGATATAACGCTCTTTATACGGGCTAAAACCGACGCTTTTCAAAAAGGGTTACAGAACGCGGAGAAAAAGCTCGTTAAGTCCGGTAAGAAAATGCAAAGCGCGGGGGAGACCCTCTCGAGTAACCTCTCCGTCCCCCTCGCCGCCGCCGGGGGAGCGGCCCTCAAAGCGGCCTCCGACTTTGAGGACAGTATGGTCGAAATTCAAAAAGTGACCGACCAAACGACCGCGGACAAATTAAGGGGGAGCGTAAGGAGCCTCGCCGAGGAGATCCCCGTTAGTCAAGACAAATTAGCGGGACTTACCGCCGCGACGGCCCGGTTCGGAGTTGAGGGCCCGAAAAATATCGAAAAGTTTACAAAGGTTGTCGCTAAGCTCGGGACCGCAACGTCCCTCTCAATGGATACCGCGGGAGAAAATATTGCAAAGCTCCAAACGGTAACGGGGACGAGTACGGACGAGGTGAGCAACCTCGGCTCCGCGCTTAATAGCCTCGAGGCTAACGCCGCGACGTCCGCTCAAGAGGTCACGGACAACGTACTTAAGGCCTCTAAGGGGCTCCGGTCTCTCGGCGCTAACAATAAGGAGATGCTCGCTTTAGCGGCGGCGACTAACGAGGTTAACTCCGACGCGAAAAACGCCGGGACTCAACTCAATAACCTCGCTAACAATCTCCTCGACCCCGACAAAGCGGCGGAGGTCGCCGACGCGCTCGGTATGACCTCCAAAGAGTTTACAAATATGAGGGACAAGAGCCCCGTAAAAACTTTGAAAACGCTCGCCGGGGCCCTCAAAGAGGGAGGAGCAAAGGGGGAGCAACTCCGCGGGACGCTTAATCAAACCGCGTTAAAGGCCGTAAGCTCTCTCTCCGGGAA